GTGAGGTTAAGGGGGTTCTTGTTCTCGGGCTGTTGGGGAGCCTGAGGGGTGGGATAGGCAGCCTGGGGCTGGGGAGCGGTCATCTGGGGCATCATACCCTGCATTTTGGGCTCATCGGTCATCATGGGAGGTTCCATCATAATATCATTAATGGGAGTAGAATCCATCGTCGTCTCTTTACTTTGACTCATATTTTTTTCAGGTATAAAAGACGTGGATGGATTTTGATCCAAAGGAACCATTCCCTCACCATCATCGGATAAATTCATGGTATTCACTTGATCTGAAGCCATTTAATATATCCCCATTTTTTTGGTTCATCTAAACAGACGCATATTACTTTGTCTTTGTGATCTTGAGGTTCGTTTTCTTCGTCGCCTTCTTAGCATCTTCCTCCTTCTGTTGGAAATGTTTAGGATTATACATCTTTTTGTGCAACCTCCATAGATCTGGACCACCGACCCTGAAGTTTTTCCTGATAGTCGCCTTGTACCAAAATACACAATCCTGAATCTTGTTAGACTTGACTGTATTGTCTAACACGAGACACTCGTAGTTTTCTGTACAGGCGTCCATCACTTTACAAAACATGTCGAACGAGGGGAAAATTCCAAAGAATGATTTGTACAACTTTTCACGATTCTGAATAATGTTTTCCCTGAGGATAAACACATAATCTACATTGGCACGTAAGGCTGGTGGTAAGTCCATCACGTACTGCATCGTCAACATGAAGAAGATTTTCCAGTGACGACCATTCATGAAACACTGTCTAATACACGTATCTTTGAGGAACTTCGAATCGTACATACAATCATCAAGTAACATGAAAGCCCCACAATTTGTTTTACCATTTCCCACCAGTTTGCGCTGCCTAGCCATCACCCTCTCTATAGCGTCTCTATCATAGTCACCATAAATGAAGAGATCAGGAATGAAATCGGAATAAAAATGGTTACCTTCCTCAGTTCCTGAGAGAACAATCCCAGCTGGGAGGTGTTTCTTATGGAACATGATATCCTTCACGAGAGTCGATTTACCCGTATTACGCTTACCGATGAAAACACACACCCTGTCGTCTGATATCGTCTCGGGTTTGAATTTCCTCAACTGAAGATTCATTCTAATGTAGTGTCTCGTTTTATTTACCAAAATTTTACTCATATAAAGTAGGAATGGCTGGCCGTCTGAGACTTGCCGCCACAGGAGTCCAAGATGAATGGCTCACAGGTGAACCACAATTTTCATACTTTCTGATGAATTTCAAAAGACATACAAAGTTTGCCTTCGACTTTGTAGAGAGTCAGTTTGATGGAAACATTGATTTTGGACAGACAGTCACGTGTAGAATTCCTGGTGACAAAGGTGATCTTTTGAGAAACATGACTCTTAAAGTGACGTTAAGTGATCCAAAACCAGATGATGGTGGTGAAAATGACATGGTCTGGTCACCATCTGTGATTACTCATCTCATTGAACACGCTGAGCTCCTTATCGGTGGGCAGCCAATTGAAAAAATCACAGGCGAATACATTTACATGTACCAACAACTTAACAGTACGAATGATGACATCGAACAGACACTCTATTTCCTCACTGGACATGGAAATTATTTAAGTTACGCAAATGAATACACATATTTTCTCGATCTTCCATTCTATTTTTACAGAAATCCTTCCCTGGCTATACCCACTTGTGCGTTAACGAAACAGATAGTCGAGATTCGTATCAAAACAAGACCCCTTAATGAATTGGTTAGAAATATAGGTGCAGCCGATGCGGAGGGTATTAGTGATGTAACAGCTTCAATCAATAAATTCTCTTTGGACACAGAGTTTGTCTATGTTACACCCGAGGAGCGAGGTTACATCATGTCCAGACCGTTAGACTACATTATCACACAGGTACAATTGGCAAAATTTATAATGAAACCTGGTGAAAACAAAAAGTCTGTAATGCTCAACTTTCAACATCCAGTGAAAGAACTTTTCTTTGTTTCCCAATCTAAACAGGCATCTTCCAACAATATACCAAATTACTACAATGAGATAGTAAATACCGAACTCCGTTTTAACAATGAAGTTGTTTTCAATCGTGATGGCCTATTTTTATCATATGAACAAGCTCTCAAACATCATGTAAATGCTCCTTCAGCACTCGATTTTACACCCGAAGAAATTAATGGTTCGACTCGTCGTTTGGGACCTTCGAAGTTTGGTATATATTCATTCTCACTCGAACCTGCTATGCCTTATCCAACAGGTCAGGTGAATATGAGCCGCATTTCTCATAAACTTTTTACGATTGAGATAGATCCTATACACGCTGCATTTGAAAATGACACACGAGTGTATGCAATCAATTACAATTTGTTGCGCATCGAGAGTGGTTTAGCTGGATTAAAATTTTAGATAGATATAGTAGTAATGGCTGGACAAGTTCAACTCTTGGCTTCTGGACCCCAAGAGAGGTTCTTCACCATAGATCCAGACTACAGTTATTTTGTGGAAAGTTTCAGAAAACATTCAAATTTTTCTACGGAATTTGTAGACATAGACCCTGAAAATAATGATGCCGATTTTGGAAAAAGTGTCCGTTTCAAAATTCCACAAAACCAAGGTGATCTTCTTAAGACCTTGAGTGTGAAGATGACACTCCCGAAGTTAGGATCGGATAGAGTTTACATAGAATCTGTAGCTCATGCTCTCATAGAACATGTAGACTTACTCATCGGTGGTGAAATTGTTCAGAGACTCACGAGTGACTATCTTCAGATTTACTCCGAACACAATGTCACTCAAACCAAGCAAAAAGCTCTCGAACAACTTATAGGTAAATATCCTCTTCGAACATCAGACAGGAGAGTTGGTGAAGTTAGAACGGGTGGTATTGGGGGTAACTCAGGTATAGTTATTCATGATACTTTAGGTTTAACAACCGATGAGAGTTTCTTTGTCGATCTCCCATTCTATTTTTATCGACACCCACAACTCGCATTACCACTGTGTGCTATAAATAAACAAGAGATTGAAATTGAATTTAAATTGAGGGATGTACAGGATATAGTAATTAAGGGTGATGGTTCGTACATAACTTTGAATGAAACGTTCAATCTGAAAAAATTTCAACTCTGCACAGAAGTCGTGTTTTTGGACTGCACGGAGCGTATTAAAATTGAGAATACACCCGTCGAGTATTTAATTACACAAAACCAAGAAGACGTTTTTGATGTGGGTGTGGGTGTCGACGAAGGAAAGTTCAATCTAGATTTTACAAATCCTGTGAAAGAGTTGTACTTTGTTATTCAGAGACAGGGGAGTAACGTGAATGCAGCTGATAAAACGCTTCAGGGAAACTTTGTAACTATTTTTGATTATGACAACACTTCGAATGTTCAGGATGGTAAGTTTATTCTTTACGAAAATCTCGATTACCTGACACTTACTCTCGATGATCAGGATATCATCACGCAGGATACGGGGAATGTCATATTTCTTAAAGCTGTCCAGGGTGCTATTCATCATTCGAAGACCCAACTCATCAGACGCTTTTATTCATACAGTTTTGCATTACAACCAGAAGAGTGGTATCCAACTGGGCACGTAAACTTTAGTCTCATAAAAGAACAGATTCTCAACCTAAGTCTTACCGCATGCCCAGATTTTAGTAGACAAATTCGAGTATACGCCATAAATTACAATATTCTCCGTGTGAGTGAGGGAACTGCCCGAACTCTTTTTGGTACTAAACACTAAACATGAACATGCAAACAGGTTTTGGCGACGATGGCTCTGCTATGGCGGAGCAATATACGAAGACTATGATTGGAATTTTGATGCCCGTGATGGAGAGGAGTATGATTTTGGCAGCCGAATATTCCAAGGCATGTGGAAGAGATACAGTTCTTCCAGAAGACATGGAGTATGCGATGAAGTATTCTGCGATGTATACTGTGGGTCAAAACATTGGAAGTTTGTTCCCTGAAATTTACGACGAAGAACAAGATGATGATGACGATGACATTGAAGAAGTTTCACCAGAAGATTGCCCCCCATTCGAGAGGTATTCAGGAAACGACGAACGTTTCATTCTCATGAACCATGCATATGACAACTGGGAAAATTGGACACCACAAAATCCGACAGAACAGATGTTAAAAAATGCTATTAATAGTAATGAGCACCTCTGAGCCTGAGGGATGGTCGTTCTCAAACACCAAGTTCAAGGTGTATGATTCTGGAACAAGCTCTAGTGAAGATTCATCAGACGATGAACAGATATTTTCTAAAATAAAAACGATAAAAAAGAAGAAGTTTAAAAAAATAGTCCACAAGGAGGAATTGTTACCAGAATAATTTTCTCAGGATATTATAAAAATGTCCGCCGTCACCACTGCCCTTAAGACTGTTGATCTCGTCACCCAGGAGCTCCAGAGTCAGACTCTCAACTCCATCGTCGGTGGTTTCTCTTTCGCCGCCGCCATGTCGTGGATGGATTTCATTCGCTGGTCCATCACCCAGCTTGTCCGTGTTCCCAAGAACGGTGGTACCCAGTATGCGCTCACCGCCGTCCTCACCACTCTTCTTTCCATCATCGTCTTCATGGTGATCTCCCGCATCAACGGCAGTGTGAAGAAGCCTGCGCAGCCCGTCTATGCGATCACTCGCTAAGCTTTCTCGGGTATTTTGGGGATTTACCCTTCATGAAAAACATGAGAAGTAATCCAATCGCAACAATCAATGCGATATAGATGTACTCCCTTTTCCATCTATAAACATTCTTCACTTCAGGAATGCTTATAGGTTCTTCTTCCCTTTTCTCAACTACGTCTTCAATAGGAACTTTTGGAAGTCCCTCGAGTTTATCCGTAGACCCCGTAATTTCAAATTTTAGAATGTGATCTTGATTCATGAAATCATACGGAATGAGGCGTCCATTACTCATGTAGAAAAATTCAATTTTGATGTCTCGAATATATTTTTGAGGACCAGAATGGAAGTGATGTATGAGTTTATCATCGGCTCCATTGAAATTTATAAAGTCTGAACCATCGAGAAGTATGTGCCCAGTATAAAAAGGTGTTGATGTGTACACACTCTGTGCGAAATCATCTGAACCAGAAGTTAATTTTAATATAAGCGAATTTGGACCAACTAAATTTATGGCACCAGATACAAGTACGTTACTCACAGACGTGTAGTCAGCTGAGGAAAACCCTAACAGTTGATAAGGCGTCGTCACGGAAGAGGATTCTTCGAGATATCCATTCGTTCCAGTGTGAAATTCAAAAGTAAAATTATTATCACCAATTGTTGTATTCGAAAAGGTGAATCGTTTAGTATCCGTGTCAAAATTTACTGTATCGACATTTGTGAGTGGTGGCGCAAGTTCATTTTCTAGATGTGTCGCTAAATCACCACCAGTTGGGTAATCTGCATTCTCCAATGATATAGTCTGACCATCAACACTAAACGTGTTGTTCGTTGAACATACAGTCAATTGTGGTGTAGGAATGCGAGCAGAAACTAATTTAATCTCCGAAACATCATAAATTGGATTTTCTAGAGTGATTGTGTAATTATTCGCATGTAGATACACATTCGCATCACGCTGACTACTATCAATCGAGAGGTTGTACACCTTCATTAAAATATAGGCACAATATTTTAATGAATGTTTTTGTCTAATATTTGAAACACTTAATGATAAAGACCCTGAGCGAGTGGGTTGTTCTGGAGCTGACGCTTAGCGATGTCGAGGTCACATGTGTTGGGGTTCGCATTACCCTTGTACGCATTAAATTGGTGGTATACCTTCTGTTTGTACTGTTGAGTCCAACCACCGTTGGCGGCATTCACACGTCCATCAATACGAGTAGTATCGGATCGAACCGATGTGAGACGACCACCTTGTTTGAGGGCGCTCTCACGAACATTCATACGACCAGCATTACCCATGCGGTTAGGTTTACTGCGGCGATCTTCGGGACGGAATCCATACTTCATGAGTTCGTCGTTGGTCTTAGCGGCAACCTTAGAGGCAGCACTACTCTCGTATGCACCACGGAAATTGGAAATACCTGGGGCAGGCTGATTGTAGTAATTGTACTGCGCATCATTACGGTCACTCTTGAATCGTGTAGGATCCTGAGACATCGTCTGAGCAGAAACGAAACGCTTAGCACCATTGAAACCTAGGCCATCAGTTCGAAGACCAGTCTCGGAGCGGTTTGTTGTGCGCTTAGTTCTTTCATGCTCGTTCCTGGGAACGACACCAGACATACCTTGAGCGCGACCCTGTACAGTAGGGCGTCGGGAAGGGAGGAAGGCGGTTGTATCGGGTTTGTTGTGGGTGAGTTCACCGACGACGGCGGAGCGACCACCAGTGACATCAGCGGCTGGACCAGAACGGCCAGGTAGAGTCGTAAGCCTGTATTCACCAACATTCACAGGGTTGACCCTGAACATCTGTTGATAACCACCAACGGCTGGGGTATCGGCACCAACACCTAAACCTGGACCAACGAGTTGTTTCTCGACTGGGGATAAATTGTTCATGCGACCCTGATCATACATGCGGTTACGCATATTGAGAATTTCTTGGCCACCACTCCGCTGCTGCACTGCGATGTCAGCGAAACTCTCCATTTCCCTCTTTTGGGGTACATCGATAACGGGTTCGAAATCGTTATTTAATACTTCGACAGGAGCTTTGACTACCGGTTTTTCAACCTCCTTCGTAGGGGGTGGAACAGACTTAGTACTCAAAGTTCGACCAGCATATACTAAACCGGCCACAGCCATGAGCGAAATGGGATCAGCCATTCTTACTTCTTACCCACATTTTTATTAGCGTACCTTTGCTGAAAAAGACCGTTCTGAACCTCGGCTCGTGTGCTCGCAGGTTCATACTGCATGGTACGGAGAGGAACCTTACATTCCATGTTTGAAAGTGGGAAGAGATTACGCTCATAGGTTTGGACGATGTTCTTATTAAAACGAGAAGTGGTTTGGGGGCGAAGTTGATCGCTTGTATCTATGTATTGGGCTGGGGAACCCTTACCCGCCATATAAGGGGCAGTACCATAGAGCATCGTGTTAGGACGGCATCCACCACAGTTGAGAGTACTGGGCTGGGGATACACGAAAACTTCATCGGTCGCCTTGACTGGGGGAATAGCACCCTTATTTTGAACGCGGGAAAGGCCAGGCTGAAGCTGATACGCCATTTATTATTACATGAGAATATTAATCTAACTGTATGTTCCACCGCCACCTCGCACACTTCCTCCACCTCGGGGACCCCTGATGTCCCCATCACCACCTAGTCCCGCAAATGCTTCGAGCTGAACGCCACGAGCATTTGGGTTACAGTACCTCGTATCACTCTTGCACATTGGACCATTCTTGGGTCCGTAGAGCCACTCAGCGAACGCCGTCTGATCTCCTGGGATTTTAGTCACTGGGTTGGAGACAAATTGGCGCTCAACTCCATTCCTCATGTATTTAGGAAGAGGGGAACGCGAACGACCACCATCCATAGGAATCCTATCGCTCGTATAGCTGTTCACAAATGGTTTTACACTGGGGTAATAGCACGCCTCTAAACGATTTGGGGCATCAGTGAAATCAGTCATGAGCACGTTACCCATGGGATTATCCTCTGTCGGCATCTGACACGAGTTTTCACCTTGTATCGTGTAACCAGCCGTAGTCGTCACCATGTTGGACTTATAAAGAACAAAAATGACAGAAAGGACGGTAGCGCCCAATACGAAAATACGAGGATCACGGCGAATGAGATAAATAAGACAACACGCATAAATGATAAAACGAGAGGCGGCGTTGATACGATCCTCTGGAGTCTGTTCGTTTGTTGGCCAGAACTGAGAAACTCGATCGGCCCTGATGAGTTGCTGGGGATCGTCAAACCAGACCTTCATTTAGTATAGGTTGAGGTTTATTTTTTGGGCAAGCTACCAAGCATGTTACCCATCATCTTCATGAGCGCATCCTGATTGATTTCACCATCGCCATCTTGCATCTTGTCAGCACATTCCTTGGCGATACCTTCGATCATCTTTAGAGTGTCATCGGGAATCGATGTAATCGTGGTACCGAGCATGTACAGAGTCTGAAGATATTGCCAGGTCGCAGATCGGGTGTTGGCCGACATTCGCTCCCAATACGACTTGATGTTGAGATCCTTGAGAAACTCAATCGTCTCAATCTCCTTGAGCAAAAACGTTTCATCCTTCGCAGAAATCTTTTCAGCGTATGGGCTAACACCCTTCATATAAGCATCTACGACGAGGCGTGGATTGCTGGACTTCAATACATCGAAAGAAGTCATCATCTTCTTAATGCCTTTTTCCTCTGGAAAAGTCTTGTGCAATTCCACAAGAAATTGACCCATCATGTCGTTAAACGCAGTAACGGACGCCATTTTCTTATTCTAATTGTGTAATCTTTAAGTTTAAAAAGGCTCGTTAGAAATAGCTTCTTTTTGGCCAATACCACCAGACACGATGAAAAACACGAGAATCGCATTGAGAACGGCGGGTTTAGTGTATTTGTTGAGTTCAAGTTTACCCTCGTTGTTGAGGTGCGCCTTCAAATGAATGTAGGCCGCAGTGATACCCCCAGCGATGAGAGCAGCACTCATCGGGTCACGCAAATAATCGGAGAGTTCCATTTAATAATACCTGGGATTTTTTGTACGCTGCTCTGGTGCATCACCAAATAAGACGTCGTCGTCGGGTTGCGCCTGAGGCTCGGCCTGAGCTTGGGGCTGAGGCTCTGGTTCCATCTCTGGAGCCTGCACACCTGGGACGGTCTTAAATTCATTCTCTAGACCAGTGGGTTCTGGTTCGGGTCCGGACATGTGGTCGGGCTCGGGCTGTGGTTCCATCTCGGGCTCGGGCTCGGGCTCGGGCTCGGGGAAGGGTTCAGGTTCGGCACCACCGTCAAAAACATCTGGATCGACACCATCCTGAATCTCGCCGTCTAGAGAAATATCCCTAGTCTCTTGAGTCATATAGGTTTGAAGAATTTGTTGAACTGGGATGAGTTCTTTGACAGTGCTTTCAATCGCAATGGTGAAACGTGCGGTAAGTTTCTCATCCCTCAAATACTCGCTCTGTTCCTCACTGAAAATATAAGGATCTTTGTAGAGGTCTTTCGCAATGTTGTTGTAGCACGTCTGAATGAAAACTTCCTCGGTGGGAAGCTTGAGAGAAATCTTCTTGTTGTCCGCCTTGAGACGAACCGAAGAGAGAATCTTCGTGCACGCAACAAACACGGCTGCCAGAAGATCACTAAACCAAGCGCAACGATTGGTGATGTTATCACTGTGGTTCTTGGACATTGCGTTTGACCAGTTAGGAACCTCCTTGAGAAGCTGCTGATACATCATAAGAACCTTGCGCCCCTTGGATAATTTCACAGCTTCATTGTACATATCTTGAAACACTTCAATCATAGGTGGGCACATGATGAGACACAACTGCCCCATGTACTCCTTTTTCGCTTCAACCATTATCCCGAGAGAGTCGGACATGATTATATATTATTTACACAAAAATAAACTTTAACTCTCACGCAAATTGAGATTTTACTACGCACCTCTCCTGTACTGATTAGCCATCTTCTTAAGGTTCATGAGATTTGGAAAATCTCCGTCTTCTTCTTCACGCTCTTTCTTTTCCTTCTTCTTTTTGGGGACGAACCATGAGACGTAAATATCATAGTCACTTACTCGTTTTACAGTAAATCCACCTAATACGAATTGTCGAGCTATATATTTCGCCGCAGCATTCCTGTCGAACACTGGATATCCTAAAAGAAAGGATGGAACTGTCAGGAAAATCTGTTTATGACCATACTCTACAGACTGTTTAATTTTACTCGAAAATTGTTCATAAATTTTCGTGTAAATCTCCTTTCGCATCTGCTTCCTCTTGTCATCAATCTTCGTTACATCATCGATGCTGATCATTACAATTACTGTAATTTATTTTTTACCGAATCCAACTCAGCCTTAGTGGGATAAGCGACTTCTTTAACGAGTTTGTAGTCGATAAACTCCTTACCTGGAGAACCTTCAGCGAAGGCGGAGACGTCACTGGGTACATCCACACCAAGAGGCTGGGATCGAAGCGACACGAGGCGAACCTTTCCATTTTCAACCTCGTACGAAGCGACAACCGAGAAACCAAAGGAGAAACCATCCTTCTTAACGGCCATAAACATACACTCATAAATGTCATTCTCTTCACCTTTATAATGACGAATGGCAGTCGTTTCTATGATATACGTACAGAGACCAGTACGCCTGGATATTTCTTTATTGGCTTGGAGTACAAACTCTTCGATGTTATCGTTGTCGACACTGGCTTCAACTTCAGTGTATTTAGAAAGATCTGGTCTGGGATCGGTTAACTTCACCACACCAACAGGCTTCGTGTACCCTGAGAAACCAAATGCCTCGGTGAAAGATTCACGAGAAGTCGTGAGAAAAATCACCACGATGAGAAGGATGATCACAATCAAGTAATTCATATTTACTATAATGCGTTAATTTTTTTTTACTAAATACCATATACATAATAGATGTCGCTCCTGATCTACAGTCCGAGATGCAAGCACTCTATGGATGTTATCGAGTATGTGAACAAAGTTCCCCAGCTGAAGCAGCTCGTTCATTATCATAACATCAATACACAGGGCATACCACCAAACTACAGAAATAAGATTACTCGTGTTCCCACCATGCTCACGAAGAATGGTAAAATTCTCGTTGGAAACGAGATCAAGAATTGGCTTGATTCCCTCTTACCGAAAAAAGAGGTTGAGCATTCTGGTATTGGAGCGTTTGGTTGTTCCATGACCAGTCTTGACGGTGGAGAAACTATTGGTGATATGTTTCGCCTCGATGAATATGGTCAATCCCTCCAACCTGCGATGACCAAAGAGCTCGAAGAAAAAATCAATCGAGATGTATCGAAAGGTGTCACATATACAGATTTAAAGATGTAATGCATATGTCAAACTAGATATGAAACTCGTGACTATACAAGCTTCAGCTTTTAAGTCCACATTCGAAGTACTCAAAGATATTCTTAACGATGTGAATATCTATTTTAAACCAGATGGAATGTATGTCGTCACATTGGATACGGCGAGGACATCTCTCATTGATATGTTTCTCGCCGCCGACAACTTTGAAGAATATCATTGCGACCAGGAGGAAATCGTCGCTGGCATTAACATCTCGAATACTTTCAAACTTCTAAAGACAATCACAAACAATGATGTTCTCAAAATAGCCATCAATTCAAAAGAATATATGGATATTGAAATTATCAGTGAGACTAAAAAAACGAATTCCAAGTTTCAACTCAAACTGTTGGACATCAATGAAAGTCGTATCGAAGTTCCCGCAGTTGAAATGACAACGATAACTACACTTCCATCGGCAGACTTTCAAAGACTCTGTCGTGACATGTCGAACATCGGTACAGACATTGAAATCCGTAGAGATGGTAAAAACATTCACTTGAAGTGTGACGGCGACTTTGCGAACCAGGAGACGACGATTGAATGTCCAGATGAAAGTCCGACAATCACAGGTTTGTACAGTCTAAAGTACCTGAATATCTTTACAAAGGCGACGAGTATGTGTGCGTCTGTGCAAATTATACAGGAAATTGGAAATAGGTTTTTGATTCTAAAGTATAATGTAGCCAATTTGGGTGAGCTCAAATTTTACCTAGCGACTAAGGTATCTGAAGATCAGTAGTGAAGCCATCTAATGTTGATACAATCTTTTGCAAACCGAGTGTACCTTTGAGAATAATTTTAGGGAATTGTTTTTCAAGAACATCTCGGTCATAATATAAAAAATGCTCGAGTGAAACTTTTTGTCCATGAAAATCATTTCTTGGTCCACTGTACCGCTTCACCTTTTCAGTAATGTTTCGTACTGGTTTATCATCATTATCGACCACCCACGCACTACTGAATGGGACGCTAAAATGCATCGACTGATCCTCGTTGTCACCAGGTTTGAAATCAATATCATTCGAAATGGCTGTATACTGCTTACCATTAAAGTAATATCTCACACGAAGAATGATCCATTTAATATTCTGAGGAACCATCGTATGCCTAAATTTCTTACCAGTTGCATTAACATAATACTCATCTAATACTTCATCTTCCCAATCTTTACTTTCATTCAACCAAAATTCATCCTCAATCTGATATTTCATATCATGATCAACTGCATATTCTATCTCTTCAGAGATGATCGAGTAGTCTCTCGGTG